AGCACTATTAAATGGATAAGATATTTAAGATACGATGTTCCCAAATTGGGAAGATAATGAGTAATGCAAGGAAAGCAGGTGAGCTATCAGCCACCTGCACCTCTTACCTCAAGGATTGGTACACTGGTGAGCATGAAGATATATTCTCCAAGTACATGGACAAAGGCAATGCAGTGGAAAACGAGCTGATTGACTTCATGGCAGAGGTGATGGGCTATGGCCTTGCTGAAAAGAATGAGGTATATATGGAGGATTCATATATCACCGGCACTGCTGATGTGGTGATGCCCAAGTTAATCGTTGATGTCAAGGCCCCTTGGTCAAAGAAAACATTGCAAGATTCATCCCTTGAATTGAATATGGATTACTATTGGCAAGGTCAGGGCTATATGCACCTGTATGGTAAGGATGAATTTATCCTCTTCTATGGGCTTATGGACACGCCAGGGCATTGCAATTATGGCAATGAGGTAATCTATTCAACCATGCCAAGGGATGACCGTTGGGCCGCCTTTCGCATCCAAAGAAATGATGAGGATATTAAGTCCATTATCGAGAAAGTGGACAAATGCCGGGAGTGGCTCAATGAATACGATGTGAAACTTTGCAAGACAATAGGAAAAATACAAACATACCCCACTATCTGAAAGGACAAGTGCCTTTGATGGATGCCCCACAGAATCCGTCTATTAAAGAAAAACGGAGGATGGGGGGCTTTAGGGGATTGGGCATATAACGTTTTCGGGCTTGGCGAAGGTGGGCTTGTAGGATGCTCAATTTTAGCAGAATGTTTCTGCCCACTTTTGCCAAGCCCGTGTTATAGGCAGTAGGGATTTTTAGCAGAATGTTTAATCGAAGCACTAAATAAAAAAAAGAAAAAATGCAAAGCGAAGGAAAATATAAAACAATAGTAATTGACCCACCTTGGAGATATAAAGGTGGAATGATTGTAACTGGTAATGCTCCAGGGAGAACAAAGTATATGAGGGAAAGTAAAACACCATACCCTACAATGAGTATTGATGAAATAAAATCTTTGAACATAAATAGTTTAATGGATGAAAGTGGATGCCATGTTTATTTATGGACAACAAATCAGCACTTGGAGTTTGCATGGGAGATTATGAGGGGCTGGGGAGTAACAACAAAGCAATTACTAACATGGGCGAAAAAGCCAAAGGGGATGATAGGGTTTGGAGCATATAGCCCTTGTACCGAATTTTGCTTATTTGGGTCAAGTAGCAAAAAAGCAATACACATTTCTCGTTCAGAAAGAACATGGTTTGAGTGGGCAAGAACCATAAAACATAGCGAAAAACCACAAGGCTTTTACGATATGGTTGAGAACATAAGCCCTGAACCAAGAATTGATTTATTCGCCCGTAAACAAAGAATAGGTTGGGATGTTTGGGGAAACGAAGTAGAAAACGCAATAAAATTATAAATAATGGAAAATTACGAAGATTTATTACGAAGAAAGTATCTTTTAGGAACACCTAAAGAACAGTTTGAATGGGTTGATAACCTTGTAAAGCGGAATAGCAAATTAGAAGCTGCTGTAAGTAGTTTGACTGGTACGCTAACTGCCATAAAAGATAATACAAGTGAAACTACTCAAGGACTTATACAAATTTCATTAGATGTTGTTAATGGTAGTTTGTCTTAAAGGTGCGGTGGGGCATTTTTATTTTTTTTCTTCCACAAATGTTGAAACGAAGAACGTCTGCCCTATTGCCTATAACATAAATATATACGCCATAACACGCACATATCTAACAAAAAAACCAATGTACCAATATTACAGCAAGTGGAGAAATGAATGGATTGATTTTAACCCAACACCTGGGCAGTTGATTCAGCTGCAAAAATACTTTTATCAAATTAGAAAGAAATGACACCACAAGAAAAGGCCACCGAATTGATTGATAAATTTTATGGCAACAAAGAATCGGCATTGAAAGCAGTGAGAGAGATTCTTGAATGGGGAAATAACCTGCAATTCCCACCGAACTTTTGGCAGGAAGTAAATCAAACTTTAAAGGAGGACAAACAATGAAACAAACAGCAGTAGAATGGTTAGTGGAAAAATATATTGAAAAAGGTATTATTTTTTTAGATGACATTGAACAAGCCAAAGAAATGGAGAAGGAGCAGATAATTGATGCTTATGTAAAAGGACAAAGTGATTGTGATATGTTCACTATGAAATCAGAAGCAGAACAATACTACAACGAAACTTTTAATAATAAATAAAATGACACCCGAAAAAATAATAAGAATAGTATCGCACCTGACACAAGTGCCGGAGAATGATATATTAAGTAAATCACAGATGCGCAGAGTGTGTGAGCCAAGGCAGATAGCACATTACTTTATGCGTAAGTATGTCCGCAGTTATACCTTGCAAAAGATTGCCGGGTTATTCGGTGGCCTTAATCATGCCACCATCTGCCATTCGGTTAAGACAGTGGACAAGATTCGGAAGTATGACAAGAAGTACAATGAGCTTGTATGCGAGATTGAAAGAGCCATACAGGAAGATATTAATTTTGAAAACGAGCCATTGCTACAAATTCTTGCCGAAGTGAAAGCAAGCACAATGGACACCAAGGCCGCCCATGATAAAATATTGGCAATGGGTTGCATATTTCAAAATTAAAGGTATATTTGGCCATGAATAAGGCACAGATAATTGATGTAATTGCAAAGGATGGCGAGTATGTAAAGGCTTGTAAGTCTATTGCGAAAAATAATTACCTTGCCGATGACTTGTATCAGGAATTAATGATCATTCTCCTGGAGTATAATGAAGAGAAACTGATATTAATTTGGGAACAAAAACGCATCAAGTGGTTTATCATATCAATATTACTCAAGATGTGCCATTCCAACACATCACCTTTTTATGCAAAGATTAGAAAGTTTGGTGAAAAGAGTGATGACAGCATTGACTTTGATGAATTGGAGGATGAGGAAATCAAAATTAGCAAAGAGATTCCTGATGTATTTGAGATATTGGAGCTGACAGATGAGGAATTGATCGAGACCGAAGATGGATATGCCAAGTCACTGCTCAAGATGTCTGTTGAATTGGGATCAGTGCAGAAAGTTAGCAATGCAACAGGAATCCCATACCTATCTGTTTGGCTGTCGATAAATAATTATAAGAAAAAAATTAAAATAAAATATGGCAAAGTATAATATCCTGCTGATTGTGGATCAAAAGACCACTGGCTTACAATACCACAGGCAATTGATTCCACATTCCCACATTGGCGAGAATGATCCTGATTTTAACATCATGTCAATCCCCAATATTGATGCCATCACCTTTGATGAGTTGAAAGACTTTCACATGGTGCAGTTCTTGAGAGAAGTTGATCAGACTTGGTCGGGAAAGTCAGTGGAGATAATTAACCGCTGTAAAAAGTTAGGTATTAGAGTTGTTTTTGACATTGATGATTATTGGCATCTTGATAAAAATCATCTTATATATGACCAGTATAAGCAGTTTGATATTCCCAGGCAGATAGAGGAAATCCTTTCCAATGTCGATGCAGTGACAACCACCACTAACCATCTTGCCGGGATGATTAATCCTTTCAATCAGGATGTGACCGTTATTGCCAATGCCATTGATCCTGACCAACCTGCCTGGAGAATCAGAAACATTGATTCAGAGTTAATGCGCTTTGGTTGGATTGGTGGTGTTCACCATCGTGAGGATATTGCATCCATGCGCCAATCATTCAAGCGTATATTTGCTGACAAGACCATTTACAATCGTTTTCAGCTATGTTTGGCAGGCTTTAATGTTACGATTCCATTTGGAAATGATAAACTGTCAGAGCTTGTTTCTTTGGGATTTGATGAGAAGATAATTAAGTCAGGCAATTATGTGTCAGTAGTTAGGGAATTTGTGAAAAAAGGGTATAATCCACCTGTTGCGGAGTTCATTAATCTTGAGAGAATATTTACAGATGACTATAAGTCAGTGAAAAGTGATAGAGATTACTTTGATTACCTGCGCCAATTTACACCGGCAATGGACCACTTTGCAAATGACAAACCATATAAGAGATTGTGGGGAAAAGATGTGTTCAATTATGCTGATCTTTACAATTCAATCGATGTGGCTTTAGTGCCTTTGAACAATACCCCATTCAATATCTGCAAATCACAGCTGAAAATCATTGAGGCAGGATTCATGCATAAGGCCGCCATTGTGTCCGATGTATATCCATACACCATTGATTGCATTCATGAAGAGAATGCTTTGATGGTTAAGCCCGGCAGAAATCACATTGACTTTTTCACCTCTGTGAGAAAGCTCGTAAACAATCCTGACCAAGCCTTTGATTTAGGTGAGGCACTTTATGAAACGGTGAAAGATAAATACCACATTGCCACGCAAAATGAAATTAGAAAAGACCTTTATAAACAATTATTGAAATGAAAATTGGAATCGGAGTTACCTCATACAATAGGCCCAAGCATTTAGATTTATGGGTTGAGCAGATATTACCAATCACCCCTGAAAATGTCAAGGTGCATATCGAAGTAGATAAGGACACAGACCGCAGGGGAGTGGCATACAGAAAGAATGAATGCCTAAAAGCATTGAAAGGATGTGATTACATATTTCTCTTTGATGATGATTGCTTTCCCATTGCAGAGGGATGGATTGACTTTTTTATCAATGCCCACAAAGAAACAGGGCAGCATCATTTTTTATACTTAAAAGAAACTTCCACCATCAAGAAGATTAGCGAAAATAATGGCATTGCGAAATTCAATAATTGTGGAGGGACTATGTTATTCTTGACAAAGAAAGTCATCAAGGAGGTTGGAGGATTCTGCAAAGATTACGGAATTTATGGCTATGAACATGCAGGATATTCTCGTAGGATTCATGCTGCCGGACTGACACCAATGGGAGAATATCTTTCACCACTGGGAGCAGAAGATTATATATATGCAATGGACTATGATAATTATTTACCTTTCAACAAGCAGGTAAATCACAAACCATCTTTGATTGATGAATTAAATTCACTTGAATCTTACGTTCAAAAGAATAAAAGTGTATTTTTGGAGGATATTAAAACAACATTTCAAGCACTATGACACCGCATATATTATTTAAATTTGCTTCCAGGAGCAGACCTGAAAAATTCTTCAAAGCCATTGACAACATCATCAATATGATTGATGACAAAGTCAATTACACTGTGCTTTGCACATTTGACAAAGATGATGTGACAATGAGCGAAAGTAATATTTGCGACATTGCAAAGAATTACCCCATTAATATCAAGTCCGTATATGGCAATTCAGCAAATAAAATACATGCCATCAATAGAGATATGCACCTTATTACTGATTGGGATATACTCATTAATATGTCTGATGATATGATGTTCCTTGAAAAAGGATTTGACAATCTAATCAGGGAAGATTTCGCAGGTAACTTTGACCAGTTCCTGCATTACAATGATGGAAATCAAAAGGCAAATATTTCAACCATGACCATCATGGGCCGCCAATACTATGACCGATTTAATTATATATATCACCCGGCATATATTTCAGTATGGTGCGATGTGGAGCAGACTGATGTTGCTGTGATGTTAGGAAAGTATAAGTACATGGGTGATGATAAAAAAATATTTATTCACAACCATCCGGCATGGGGCCTTACTTCTTGGGATGCTCAATATCGAGCTTCTGAAAATCTTGATGTATGGGGAAAGGATTTGATGACTATCATTGAACGCAAGGAAAACAATTATGGGCTTCATTATGATTTGCTATATCCAAAATATCCAATGTCAGATATTGAAAGATGGAAATCTGATTTAAATCAAACAAGAATAAATAATAATTTACACCCTTTAATTTTTTAAAGATGAAATTATCAATTTTAATACCAACCTTACCTGAACGCATTGTGATGTTTGGGAATCTTGTTGAAAAACTTTGCAAGCAAGGAGAGCAGTTCCCAGGTGAAGTGGAAGTATTGTCCGATGACAGGGGCAGGGAAATAAGCACAGGGCAAAAACGCAATGAGCTTTTGAAAAGAGCGCAAGGAGATTATACCGTTTTTGTTGATGATGATGATGATGTGCCTGAATACTATGTCGCTGAAATAATGAAAGCAATGAAAACGGATTGTGATGTTATGGCTATAAATGGAATGATGACAACCAATGGCACAAATATCATTTATTGGAATATTTATCTTGGTGCTGATTATGTTTTAAAAGATGGCATCTATCACCGTTTTCCAAACCACATAACACCGATGAAAAGGGAACATGCAATACAAGTTGAGTTTCCAAATTTATCTTTTGGTGAAGATTATGCTTGGGCCTGTGCTTTAAGAGATAAGTTTTTATTAAAAAGAGAAACAGTAATTAAAAAATCTATGTATCACTATCAATATATGATAAAATAATGTATTCACAAAACAACGAAGAACAAATTATTGTCAATTATTTTGGCGAATTTAAAGGCACTTTCCTTGACATAGGTGCGCATGATGGAATTACTTTAAGTAACACCAGGGCATTGACTTATTTAGGATGGAATGGGGTTTGTATTGAGCCAAGCCCAGAGATTTTTCAAAAACTATTGGAAAATAATTTATTTGAAAAAGTAAAATGTTATCAATTTGCTATTGGAGAATCAAATAATACGGTTGTTTTTTACAACAATCCTGAATTTTATTCAACAATGTCTGAAGCTGACAGAGATAAGTGGGCTAATGCTGGTCAGAAATTTACTACAATTGAAGTTCAACAGGTAGATTTCAAAACTTTTCTTGAAAAAAGCGATATAAAGACATTTGATTTTATCAGCATAGATGCCGAGGGGGTAGATTGGGAAATATTACAGCAGATAGATCTTAAAGAAATTGGATGCAAGATGATTTGTGTTGAACATAATGGCATTGATACGGTAAAATATTACAATTATATTAGTAAATTTGGATTCAAAGAAATAGGAAGAAACGCAGAAAACATTTTAATGGCCTTATGAAATTATCAATTTTAATAGCGACAATTCCTGAAAGGAAAGAAAAGTTTGATAAAATTTATTCTAAATTATTAAGCCAATCCACCCAAGATATTGAAATTTTATTTGATGACCGGGAAAGATATAATATTTCAGGAATTATGGTTGGCGAAAAAAGACAAGCATTAATTGATCAGGCAAAAGGGAAATATATTTCTTTTGTTGATGATGATGATGATATTTCCAATGATTATGTCAGTGAAATTTTAAAGGCAATTGATTCAGGAAGTCCTGATGTGATTACTTTTAGAACATTGGCAGATATTGATGGTAAAAAATATGTTATTGATACATCAATTTACAATCCAATTGAGCAGCTTCATAGTAATGGGCCAATAAAAAGAAAGCCATCAGTACCTCATGTTTGGCTAAAGGAAGCCACAAAAAGGACAGTATTTAAAAGTAAGAATGTCGATGAAGATACTGACTGGGTTAATGCTATTAATGCTCAAAGTGAAATTAAGATTGATAAAATTTTGCATTATTATAATTTCTCCACAGCTGATTCAGTTGCATCACAAACTTACCGAGTTGCAGTTGTTACTTTTGCCAATGGTGATTATACTGCATTGGCAAATAGGCAAAAAATGAAAGTGAATGAGTTTTCAAATTATGACCATTTTCACTTTACAGATTTTGGACAAATTCAGTCCAAATCACATGGCGAATATCCTTATGCCTTTAAGCCAAATTCTATTCATACCGTTCAGCGCATGGGATATAATTTAATCTTGTGGGTTGATAGTCCAGTATATCCAATAAAAAACTTTGATTCTTTGATTGAAAAAGTAAAGACCGAAAAGGTTTTGTTAATTGACAATATTGGATGGACAATTGGTGATTTTACTTCAGATGTTTGTTTAAAACATTTTACCATGTCAAGGGATGAATCTTTTACCCATCCCATGGTAATGGCCTGCATTATGGGATTCAATCTGAAAGATGATTGGTCAAGGAATGTCTTTGATACATATTTGGGATATGCCCATACAGAAGCATATCAAGGTGACTGGCATAATAATCATTCACAGGTAAGCAAAGATTCAAGAGTAAGAGGTCACAGACATGATCAATCAGTAATATCTTGTATTGCTGCAAGAAGAGGAATAAAATTAACGCATCCCGATGGGATCATTGCATACAAGAATGAAGCAACACATGCCGATTGGTTAAACAATTCAATATTCATATCAGATAGAGCAATATGAAAAGAGCAATAATTAATGTGGCCATTGGTAAGCCATATACAAAATATCAATCCAATATGATTGAATCGGTTAAAAAATTTAGCCCACAAATTAATCTTATAACCTGGACAGATGAGCTGCCACCTGGCAGTAAAAGTCATGCAGATTCAATGTATGGATTCAAAATGTATGCATTCAAATATGCTTTTGAGCAGGGATATGATTCTGTATTATGGCTTGATAGTCCAACAATTTTAAAAAAAGACATTTCCTATATTTTTGATATTATTGAAGCTGACAAGCATGGGGAATTTGCCATTTCAACAGAAGCAAAACTATACCAATATTGTAATCAAAAGACTGTCAATTATTTTAATGTGTCAAGACAAAAAATGAAAGATGATGAATGGCTTTTGAATTATGGTTTTATTTTTGGATTTACAAAGGATTCTGAAACTTATAAAAAAATGGCTTATTGTGAATCAATTGGATTGTTTTCCACTTTGGCAGATGATTATGAAGATCACATGGCCAATTCAAATCATTTATTCAATGCAGAATATGTTGAGCATCGTCATGAGGAAAGTATAATTTCAATGATCATTCAATCGGAGGGCAGGACATTGACTCAATCAGGAGTTGTGCATAATAATTTAACTTGGCACAAATATAATTTTAATGATTGAAGCATTATTCATTTCAGCATTTAGCTGCCTCTTCGCAGAGTTCTCCGGGATTATGTTATGGGTTAAGTGGAAACTTAATTTAAAACGATTTAAGCCCTTTGACTGTGCTATGTGTTTGTCTTGGTGGCTTGGCATTATTTACTTCGGCATAACCACGCAAAACATCATTCTAACCGTAGGATGTGCAGCACTTTGTTCTGTCTTATCAATTTATATCACGAAATATGCTAAATGACAAACAATATCAATTATTGCTGCAACACTATGCGGCAATAAAGATGGCAGTGGAAACAAGGGCAATGGTATCAACCTCGCCATTTTATGCCATGAATGAAATAAAACAACAGATGGGGCTTCCACCATCAAGCGGATATTGCGCAGCTTGCGTGATGGAATTATACGATTTTATGTGGTCACAAATAGAACTATACGAAAATGGCAAAGGCAAGTAAAATAAGCAATAAAAAGTTATCTTTTGGAGTGCGGAAA